CATTACAAATAAGACAACAGGTAAGAAGTACATCGGCAGAAAATATTTCGTACAGAAACGCAAGCCTAAGGGAGGCAAGAGAAGAGTCACAAGCGAATCAGATTGGAAGAGATACTATGGATCGTCTCCCGAACTCAAAGCCGACGTATCCGCCTGTGGAAAACAGAATTTTTCAAGAAAGATCCTGTCTCTCCATACAACTCTGGGGAAAACCAACTATGAGGAGACCAGACAGTTGTTTATCAATGATGTCTTAACAGAGTCTCTTGACAATGGAGAACCAGCATACTATAATAGTAATGTTTTAGGAAGATATTACAGGAAGGATTATTTTGATGTATCTTGAAACTGCTGCATCAATCATAGGTGATCATGAAATAACTCTAACTGAAGAAGGTATCTTAGATCTACTCCAGATAAAGTATAGATTCCCAGAGGCAGCACTAGAAGTTATCAATCAGTGTGGTAATACTTCTAATGGATTCTTTGATAGTAGAAAATTTATAATCTATGACAGGTGGAAAAGACTATATGATTTGGGTTTCACCACCCTACTTAATAATGTCATGGATCTTACATCAGAACTCAGAGCTCTTGATGATAAGTTGTTTGAATTTAAAGGGTCTGAAACGAACGCTAATTTTTATCTAAGTGCTGGCACTAAGGTTAAGAGACCAAGTTTTGACCCACATCATCATGATTATGATGTTATAGTGAAACCAATATACGGAACTTGTTTATGGAGAATCAACGGACAAGTAGAACAAGTAAGTCCAGAGGGAGTTCTAATTATTCCAGCTGGTACACAACACTCAGTATGCTCTAATGAAGAACCTAGATTATCTTTAACAATTAATATGTCAGGTTGATGCAAGATTATATAAACTATATGATTGACATTGGCTTTGATAAGATTCCTCATAGAGAGTCTAATCTTCTTGCACATTCGATTAGTGTTTCCGAGATGTTACAATCTTATGACAGACCTATTGAAGAACAGGTAGCTGGCCTTTTTCATTCAATATACGGCACTGAATATCAGATGTATGGTACAAAAATTACAAGGGAAGAGATTCAAAGTATCATAGGAAAAGAATCGGAACACATTGCCAATTTATTTTGCACGCTGGAAGATAGAGTACATACAATATTATATGGTAAGGGTTTGCAAGAACCATATAAAACAACTCTTAGATGGTTAGAGTATTGTAATATAAAAGATCAAGATCCAACAGCACAAATATTAAAAGAATTTGAAATATTGTTGACGGTTAACCCTAATTAAGGTATGATATAATGGCATATATAATATACTAATAATTTAATTGTTGAATAGAAATGAATCTAATACCTAATGCTGAATTATTTTTCCTAGCGGGTGGTAGAGCCAAAACACTAGTTAAGAAATCTACTGCTGAATTATTTGAAGGAAGATCAGTACTCCTTGTATCAATCAATGGAGCATTTACACCAACTGATGAAAAGATGGTGAAGGAATATGAAAAATTATACCTACATTTTAAAGACACAACAATAATAGGTAATCCTAATGATGCAACTCATATAGATGACATCTATTTCCTTTGTATGAATGATGCATATGTTATGGATGCTTGGTGGAAGAAAATGAAGATTAAAAACTGTAAGTATCTTCCAGATGGAAACGGAGCTTTGACTTTAAGAATAGACAATCAAGGAGGCATTGCTGCTGGTCAAGGTGTAATTGAAATGTACAACAAAGGTATGGGTAAGAGAGCATGGAGATATGTTGTACTAGTAGAAAATGGTTGTCAGATGACATTCCTAGAAGAAGAGATTCCAGATGGAGCAGACAGTAGAAACAATCTAGATATTGATCCATACATCTTGACTCAACCAGAAGAAGTATTAGCTTTCTTAAGAGCGAGACAACAAAAAGCTAAGATCGAAGCATCGAATAAATTATCAGAAGATTTATCTCTACCAACATGAAAATCATAAGTCTGAAATATCTGGAAGAAAATTTTGATGAGATAGTTTCACGAGCACAATCTGGTGAAAGCTTTTTATTGGATACTCCAGATGGTCAGATAGCTTTGGTTCCAGATAAGAATGTTTTAAAACCAGTTATTGATTCTGGCCAGGCACAGGACATAGAACATATGTGGAACCATGATGATGGTGCTTGACTTACCAGTAAAAACTGTGTATAATAAAGTATATACAATTTTATTATGATTGAAGTACTTGTACAGAATGATCCATACAGGTATGTGAAGATGCCTGACCTACTAGAAAATGGTCAACCAGACTATCGTATTCAAAAGTGGAACAATCACAACGGTTACAAGGACATGTACCTTTGTGATAACTTCATGCAGTTCAAGACTGCCATAGATGACTTAGAGTACACTAAGTGGTTAGACCCAGCTGGTGTACCATGTTACGTTCATGATGTCTGATGAACCATCTAATATAGAAAAGGCAAAAAACTTTTCTAAGACCGCTTACGATATCATAAAAGGTTTTGTAAGTAAGGGAACTTTATTAGTTCCTAAAGAGGTCAAAAATGCAAGAATAGATATATGTAGAGAGTGTAATAGATTTGATGAGAGTCGCCATCTCTGTAGAGAGTGTGGGTGTTTCTTAGTAAACAAAGTTAAGTTTACTGCTTCTCGATGTCCCCTAAATTATTGGTAAAAAATGCAACAACCACACTTTGAAATTAATGATTTCATTGGTTACTTTCCTAAATCTATAGACCCAAGCTTTTGTGATTTTCTATGTTCTTACATGGACAAGGCAGAACAAGTTCAAGGTAGAAGATATACACATGTAAAAGACAAACAGATTTGTCTTGATGCTTTCTCGCCAGGAGAGGCAAAAGATTTAATGAATGGTGTAAATGGATGTTTATATTATTATATAAGTGAGTTTTCATATTTAACCAACTTCAATTATGTTAGTGCAGTTGTTTTACTACAGAAGACAGCACCGACAGAAGGATACCATATGTTTCATGCTGAGAATCTTAACTACAATAATAATATTAGAACTATGGCATGGATGGTATATTTGAATGACGTAGAGGAAGGTGGAGAAACAGAATTTTTATATCAGAAGACAAAATTTAAACCACAGAAAGGAGACGTATTGATATGGCCAGGTGGATACACTCATTTACACAGAGGTAATCCTCCTTTATCTGGTGATAAGTATATTGCTACTGGTTGGTATCAAGGAAGTATTGGACTCACTCAGGTTCAGACAGCAGGGTTAAATGATAAACAATATATGGAGAGTATGGATGCATAATGTCTGAGATTCATATATTGTTCCCGACGCCAGTGTATCAAAATATTTTTAATCCAATATTCTCTCTCGAATCTGCAATAGATTTTATTAGAACATTAGAGTTCAAGCAAGACTACAATGTATATGATAAACCGAATGGAAAAACNACTCAACCAATTTTAGATGTACTATCATATCCAGAATTAAAATTCATAGGAGATTGGATAGATTCGGAGGCATATAATTTTATTAAAACATTACAGATTGATTGTGAGTTTCATACCTTAGTAAGGACAAACTCATGGGTTAACTTACAAGAGAAAGGNAATTATATACACGAACACAANCACAATAACACANAATTTTCTGGAGTNTTTTATCCGAAGGTGCCATTTGATAGTGGAGATATATGTTTTACATNTTCACAGGATACATGGATAGATAGTAATACAGAACCAAAAGTAACTGGTTTTGATGATCTGAATAGTAGGAAGAAAACATTTACACCACGACAAGGTATGTTGTTGATGTTCCCTGCTCATCTTANACACTATGTTACNNCATCCAAATCAGATGATGAACGTTTAAGTATATCATTTGATTATAACTTAAATTAATTACNATGAAACTAACACAAGAACTTATTGANCAGATACAAGAAGCAATGCTTCATACCAAAAAAGATGGTAGTATTAACTGGAAAGATGAAGATGAGGTTGTAGTACAGTTAGCAGGCACATTTGCTGCTGATAGATTCATTGTCATTAAGAACAAGTCAAAGAACCCAGTAGTTTCTGCTGCTCCTCACCCATACTTTGATTACGAAAAGAAAGTCTTTACTAAAGATGGTAGAGAAGAGTATATGAAAGAACAAGCGGAGCAACAACAACAATGATTTTACCAGGCTCCACAGTTAAAGTGATTGATGAAAATTCTATCTACAGAGGTTACGTCGGATGTGTTCAGAGAATACAAGGAAAGAAAGCAGCAGTTCTTTTAGATCAAGATGGAACTCCTTGGGATAAAATGATCACTTTTAAACTTTCTGATCTTATAGAAAAGACAGAAGGTTTTCAATACTATCCTAAAAAGAAATGAAAGTATTAGTAACAGGACATAAAGGTTTCATTGGCAGTCATGTCTTTGATTTTCTGAG